CCTCTTTCCGAATTCTCCTCTGTAAGATTAAATACCGGGCTTACTTCGTATAATCCCATACTATACCCTTTATATTTACTATATTTCCTGTACCGTACATTTGAACTTAAAATAGCCGATAACTCTTCTCCCCGGCTTTTACAGATCCCCTGCATAATCAGAAATTGAACAGTTTCTTCCATGTGTTCATCTATGAACATTTTTTCATCAAGCAAATACTCTTCTGCTTTTTTATTCCGGTCTGAAAATTTCTGTCGGATTGAATCTTCTCTTTTTGTAAGATCGGATCTCTTCGTATTCAGCACATCTAAAATCGCAGTTCTATATTGCTTACATTCTTCCGGGCTCAGTTCACAGCCGTTCAACATTTCTATAATTTCAGGACACTCAAGAAAAGCGTTCAGGCAATTATAGGATTCCTGACTAATTTGGCCCTGTGTATAAAATTCACTAACAATCTTCTGCCAAAACTCCTTTTCACTTATGTTCTTCATTCAATCCCCCCTTCCCCAATACCATTCTCCCTGGCTCTGTACCACCTGTTCTTTTTAAAACAATATGAAAATAAGACAAAACTTCTGCCGGATAGAACAGCGCCGATAAGATTACAAAGAAGGAATAAATACTCCATCCAAAATACCGCTGCTGCTAAAAGCTTATCCCAACTATGCTAAATACAGCTTACCACTATATTTACAGCCCCGTCAATAAAAGTAACCATGTTATTCTAATACCTTTATATCCTTTTTTATAAAGAAAACGGCTGAATTTTCAACCGTTTTCTCTCACATCATAAATATCTGAATCTCCAGTCCTTATCATCTTCCAACCCCAGAATCACATTTACCGGAACTTCCAGAACTCTGGATAATCTCATTAAAAATTCCACGTCCATTTTTGTTATCCCGTTCTCAATCCGTGAAATCGTCATCGTTGACACGTCCATAGCTTCTGCAAGAGATTCCTGACAAAAATCACAGCGTTTCCGCAATTTTCGGATCCTTTCTCCCATTTCAATTCTCTGCTGATTAAATTCCTTCTGCATCAACTGTTACCCCCTTCAGATTTTTCTTCTGTAAAGTAAAATATAAACCATAGCCTCCTTTTTGATACACAAACATTTGTTTGTATATATTTTATAAGAAACATATGTTTGTGTCAACCCAATAAAACGGACTGAACTATATTTATTTATAAAATTTTTGTTCTGATATTTCTTTTCCTACTTTTCCCGATTACCTTCTATGCCTCTGTCAGATTTTATAACTTGGTATATCCCCCATACTACCTCGCTCCACTTTCTGCTGTGTCCTTTAAGATATCTACTGCCTTTTTTATCATGGAAGGCATAGGAACTCCCATCATCCCTGCATTCTCCACAATAGAAAGTACTTCATTTGCAATAAATCCGATGCACACTGCATTTCTTATGTATTCCACTTCCAGAACCATATCCAGACGGGCTGCTATCAGTACATACAACAAAATCATTCCCTTTCTGCAAAGACCCTTCCATCCGGCTCTGCTCTCCAACGCTCCGTTAGGCGACTTCGGACTTTTGCGGAACACAGCCGGAAGTATGATTCCGCCTGTAAGCCAGTCCAAAACCATGAAGATCAATAATGTCTTTAACGCGGTATCCCAGCCTCCAAACAGTTCTGCTACCGTACTGCCTAAAATGGCAAGTACTGTAAAAATCTTATATTTCATGCTCGTTTTCCTCCCCATATAATCAAGTGTTTTCTATTGAAAATTCAAGGTTTTTCAACCTTTCATATCTCAGTGAATAAGCCACAGCTATGAGCATTTCGATGTATCAGGTACTGAAATAGTGGTTAGAGGGTATACGAAATAAAACGTCATTGATTTCCGTTTTACTGGCCTTGTATATACCCATCCCTCTATGGCAGCTAACCTCCTATATCCACCAGGATCATCTCTGTCTCCAGAGGTCCTAACTTCCTTCGTCCTGCCTGCCCATAACCAGGGTGTCAGCTATGCTCCATTACAGGGTCATGCCCTATGGAAAATATTCCTGCCGACTACTGGCTCATTCTTTGTATTATTGATTACTGACTCGCTTCCTGTTCCAGCACTGTGATCAGTGGACGTTATCTGTTACATTCTGCTTAATTCAGTGGCTGTCCACGTGACAGCCTCCATTATAGTTACTTGTCTTTCTTATGCAGCCTGTAGATAAACTGCCGGTCTCTTGATGTCACTGACCATTTTTTTCGGATCATAATCCACACCTTTAGTCAGCATCGCAAAAAAGACTCGTATCAGCTTGGCTGCAATCGCCATAAGTGACTGCATTTTCTTCAATGGATTCAGCCTTCTGGTTGTGTAATAATTATGTAGTTCCCTGAACTCCGGGTTCTTCGCTACAAGCGACATTGCAACCTCAAAGAGCAGGTATCTGAGTCTCTTTCGACCTCGTCTGCTTATTGTTGTCTCTCCCTTGTGCTTTCCGGAACTGTTCTCAACCAATGCCAATCCTGCAAGCTTCTGCAGTTCTTTCGGACTGTTGAAGCGACTGATATCACCTACTTCTGCAAGGAATCCGGACACTGTCTTGATTCCCACACCTTTGATTTCCAGCAGCTTTTCAGCCATCGGAATCTGTTTTACCAGTTCTTCAATTAGAACCATAACTTCCTGTAGACGCATATTTCTGGATTCATAGTCCTCAAGAAGCATCCGGATCTCCATTCTTGCAGATACTGCTCCTTCTTTGCTTCCGACGCTGTGCTCCGCAGCTTCGATCAGGGTCTTCGCCCTCGCCTTTCCAACTGCTCTCATCTTTGCATCCCGCCAGATCTGGTCCACTCCATCGATACCCAACGTCAGGATATCTTCCGGGAGTGGTGCCTCCTTAAGGATCAGCATTCCGCTCTTGGCATCCGGCTTTCCGTATACCGTCTTATATTCAGGAAAATATATATTGAACCAACGACTGATCCTGTTTTGGATTCTTGTAAGTTCCGACTGTAACTGGAATCTTATGTTTGATGCTGTTCTGAGATCAGCATAAACACCATCCGGCAGATATGGGATCATGTATCGTCCCTCTCTAACCAGACCTGCAATCACTTTCGGATCCTTACGATCATTCTTAGTTGGATTATTGTCGTCGAGTTCCTTTGATTTCTTGACATGATGTGGATTCACAAGTACTGGTTTCATTTCATTATCCTGAAGATACTTTCCAAGATTAAACCAGTAGTGCCCTGTCGGTTCCATGCCTGGAACCACCTTATCCTTCTCATGTTTTTCTTTGAGGTCCAGGATCCATTCCTTAAATGTCACAAATCCGGCCTCTGTGTTACTAAACTTAAATGGTTTCTTTGAATACTCAATGCCTCTGTAGTCAAACGCCCTTGCATAATGTGTTTCACTTCCTACATCGATTCCGATTACCAAAGTTTTTTCAGTTATTGCTTCTATTTTTTTATTCTGTGTGTTAGACTTCATTGTAGATACCTCTCTGTTCAATAAGATTTTTACTAACCTGCCAGTCAGTAGTCTTATTGTACTCTGAGGTATTTTCAATTTTCAACATCCACATTTTTTATTATACAGGAAGCTCCATCACTAAACAAATCATTACAGTTCCATACTGTACAGCACCTCATACAGCTTTTCGCTCTGGATCCAGACCTCCGACTTATTATAAAAAATCCCGGCATCATCCAGAACTGTTTCCACCAGAGCTTCTGCCACGGGATCCTTCCGGTCCGTGTAAAGCTCTATTCTTACTTCACTGATCCGGAAATATACCCGCCCGTCTGCCGCAAAATTATCACTTCCTGGAAGCAGATAACAGATAAACGGCGGATCCGGGCTTTCCCCTTCCGCAAAATGGTCATAGGCAAAAGGAAATCCCGTCTCTTCCAGCATCCCTGCCAGTTCTTCCAGTGTCATATGCTTTCACCTCCTGCCATCACCCCAGTGCCTTCTCCACTTCCCGTTCCAGAGTCTGTGCAGCCCTTTCCTCAGCAGGCGCAATATGGGGAAACGCCCTTGTCCTGCCGCCTTTTCTCAGCGCATGACCGAACTCCAGCAGATGTGCCAGCTGGTACCTGTTCCTGGAATACACCACGATCTCCATTGCATTGGCAGTTTCCTTCGTGGTCTTCGCCGCCCAGCTCTTTGCATAGGCACCGGTCTTCACAGGGGCATTCTCCTGGATATCCTTCCTTGCCTGTGTCCCTGCCTTCTTTACCGCTTTTTTCATATCATCCGCAGCAAGCTGTGCATACTCTTCCAGTCCTTCCATGATCACATCTGCCATCTGGCTGACTGTACATCTGTCCCCTGCCATGCTCTCACCTCCGGACCTTCCTGCATGTGAATTTCAGACACTTCTTCTTATAATTCAGATGATCCACACTCACAATGTCATACACCTGATCACGAAACAGGATCCTGTGGGTAACAGACCGGATGCCTGCAGTCTTTTTACAGTACCGCACCGTCACAGTCATTCCCACATCCTCCACCACAGTCCCTGCGGTTTCCGCTTCCCTGGAACTGGCAAGCCCCTCACCGCCTATCGTAGCAAAACAGCAGTAATCCTCTGTCCACTCATTCCTGTGATTTCCGATCCCGTCCTTCACAACAGAACACTTCTGAAAAATCACCTTTTCATTCATCAATCCAACATCCATGACACCCACCAATTCCATCCTTCATAACAATATTCACCAGAACCATTTCCTGCATCCGGTTTTCATTTCCATTTCACGGATATTTTCTCAGAATCCCGGTTTTCTCACTCCGAACAGCAGGCTCCGCAGATCCATCACCAGCTGATGGTGATCCGCGTCCTCCCTGTGTTCATACAGATAGGCAGCCGCATACTGCACGGCAATCTTCGTCCCCTGCAGATCTTCAAACTCATCCTCATCCGTAATCCTTGCCACGTCCATGCAGATCTGCTGCCCCTGCTCGATCAGATCAGAAAGCAGCACATCATCATCGTCAAAATCCACCCGCAGGTAATTCTTCATTTCCTTTACTGTCACGATCACGGAACATCACCTTCCATTTCCACCATATAGGAAGCAAAATTACTCCAGCTGTCCGCCGTCTGATAAGCCTCCAGGCTTCCTTTCGGCACATAGATCTTACAATCCTCCGGAATCCCATTGAATACAGTTGCCCCGGAAAGCTTCGGCGGTAAAACCGGAAGAAAATAATACCGTTTCATTCCTTTACAGTTCTCAAATGCATACTTGGTGATTGCCGTCACAGCCGCAGGAATTACCAGTTCTGTCAGCATATGACATCCTGAAAAAGCATTGTCCGGAATTTCCGTTATGCCATCTGTAAGCCGGATTCCTTCCAGAAGCCAGTCTTTTCTGAATATGCTGCCCTCAATAGCAGATACTTTCTCTGGAAGATACAGTTCTTTCATGGCCAGACACTCATTCAGGGCAAATTTTCCAAGCGATGTGACTGTCTCCGGCATAGTGATCTTTTCCAGAGAATGACATTCCGAAAATGCATTATCAGGGATTGTGACTATTCCGTTCGGAACAGATACATTTTTCAGGCTTATGCACTGCTCGCACAAATATCTTGGAATTGATTCCAGATTGTCCGGAATTCCCAAAAATTTCAGGCCATAACAGCACTTTACAATCCCATTTCCAAACAGACCGTCTGTTTTTTCCAGTGTGACCGTCTCCAGTCTTGAAAAGCAGCAGAAACAATAGGAAGCCAGTTCTTTCACATTCCTTCCCACTTCAATTTTCCTCACTGCTGACAGATACTTCATGTTTTCCTCTTTACTTTTCTTTCCTGCTGTAAAAACATAAGACCCCTCGCTGTAACTTCCCATAAACATAACCATATTGTCTTCCTGTGGCAGAAACCGAAGCACATACTCCCCTGCTTTCTGGTACCGGTGTGTCAGGGTAATCCTGTTATAATTCCATCCTTCTGCTGTTTCCAGTTCACTTCCATCACCCCAGTCCACCTTCACACCGTTACTGAAACTCTGACCAAAAGAAACCTGCGACTCCAGCATATCTTCATCCAGCGTCACATAAAACCTTGTGGCCCCGTCATCCGTAACATACTGGGCAGCTACATTCATTTCCCGGTTTGTTGCTTTCAGATCCTCCAGCGACCAGTTCCAGCCCTTACAGACCAATCCTTCGTGAAACGGAAGATCCGGCAGTCGTTCCAGCCCTGCAAGCTCCTCAAGGGAAAAGCTGTACAGCAGGGTTCCATCATAATCAAAGAACCGGACCGGCAGGGACATATCCGCAGCACTTCCGCCTGACGGGATCCTGCTCACTGCATCCGGGATCTCTCCTGGTTTCATCAGGGCAGAAGTACCACCCTGGGCACGCACCGCATCTGCAATAGCTTTCAGTGTTTTCTCATTTACAAGCACATTTGCCATCAGTACGCCACCTCATTTCCATCCGTCAGTTCATCCATCCGCCTGCCCAGTTCCTCCACCGTCTTCCTTATCTCCTGTACCTGTTCCTCGGTCTGGAATTTACTGTCATTTTCCAATTCACTTACCTTTGACGGTACCGGCACATTCTTCTGTGCGCCTTCCTCAATCCCCTCCAGCTTGGATTTTTCACTGTTCCCAAAATCATTACTGGAAAGTCCTTTCCCAGTTTCCTTATCCACCTTATTCCTTAAGGCATCTTCCAGTTCCTTCCTGGTCACTTCACCGCCGCCAAGCCCCAGTTCTTCCGAAGTTTTATTTCCGGTCAGCTCCACACCATTGATCTGCGGCTTATGGCTCATATTTTCATAATTATTTGAATTAGGAACACTGCTCATGGTTCCCGTCAGCTGCTCCATCACGCCACCTCCACCGTCAGTTTCAAAATCTTATTTGCAATAAATGTACACCGGTAACCGCTGCTCTTGTTTAAGGACAGCTCCCAGATATATTTTCCCAGTTCCAGATGTTTTGTATCTTCCTCTGAGAATCTGATCACCTTCTCCTTCACATCAGCCTCGATCCGTACCGCTGGCTCCGGATCCGCCTTATTCCGCTTCGCCGCAAATACTACGGAATCGCCTTCCTCAAACTCATACTCCGATCCGTCCGGCAGAAATGCCTGGAACGCAAAAGAAGGCGTATCCCCCTTTGTCATCTCAATCTTCATATCCTCATGAACCACCCAGGACATCCCGTCACCTCCCGCAGATTTTCCTGTTTCCATTTCGTTCATCATTC